ACCCGACGGGTTGAACTGACTTTGCGGCACGACGGCGATCGCGCCCTTCGCTACGGCGTCGAGCGTGACAACTTCCAAGCTCTCCTGCAGTGAGGTGTTGGTCAGCGAAAGAGAAATCCACGGAGCCCAGTCGATCGCGTCTTGGCTCTCGAAGTCATCGTGATAAACGTACCGGCGCTTCCCGGCACGCATCTCGAACGCTCCGGTTAAGAACTTATAAGCGTTCGGGTGAATCGGGCCCTTCGCCTTGGCGACGAGCCGCCGAGCCGGACCGGGCTTCTTCGTCTGCTCGTAGCCAAGCGCGACGCCGAACTCCCAGAGCATCGACCAGGCGAGTGACGGCAGGCCGAAGGCGGTGATGCCCCAGACGTGAACGTCACCCTTTAAATCCGGTAGCAGTTCTAGCGCGGTGTTCTGCCCCTTCGTCGTGGCGATGCGGCTCGTCATGATGAAGTCCTTCGTGCGCCGCCCGGTGAACGGCTTCCGGCTCGCGAAGTCATACGGAAGGTACGGGTGGTAAACGAGCTTGAATCGTTTATCGTTCGGAAACCTTTCGCTCACCATCTTCGGCCGGGAGGTGATGATGGTGCCCGAGAAGCTCTTCGTCGCCAGCATCGCCGCGATCGTCTCGTCGTGCTTCGAGTGATATGAGCCGTCGTGCAGCATCGTAGTCCACGGTGTGGAAGTCTGCTTCATCACCTCAACGAAGTAAGGTTCGTGCCAATTCTTCTTCGATCGTCCGCCGCAGATCTGAGGCGCTTGGCAAATCAGGTCGGAAAGAACTATCAGGTCATAAGAGTCGAGGACGTCTACCGCGTCCTTGATGCGATGGATTTGGTACCCGGCGGTCTGCCCCTCCCACGCGGAGAGCGCCTTACCGGAGTTGGAGAAGGTCACGAGGTCGCCCTGGTACCCGAGCGGCTCCGCTCCCGTGACCCAGTGCTTCGCCACTTCGGTGACACCACAGATTCGCGGAAACCACTCGACGAACGCGATCTTCATCCGACGCGCTCCACCAACCCACGCTCGTGCTCCAGGTGCCCGAGGTGCCAGCGCAAAATCCCCTCGGGGTTCGGACTGCTGGTCTGCCACCCGGCTTTCTTCACGTTCGCCACCATCTCGACGAACGTCAGCCCGGTCTTTCCGGCGGCGGCGAGCGCCCGGTAAACGTTCGCGTTGTGAGTCTTCTCGGTCGGCATCAGCAGCTGCTTCGCGTAGTCGGCGTTCGTCGCCGGCTTCGCTACGATGCGGAAGCGAGCGTTGGAGACGTCGGCGCGCTTCACGCGTGGTTTCTTCAAGATGGCGGCTTTCTCTTGGTTGTAGGCTCCTGACTGAATGGCCATGTTGATCTTTCGGTTCTTTTCAGTTCTCTCTGTGACAATCGGAGTTGTGATGGCGACCGGCCACTCGAGCTCGGTAGTTATTTCTTTCAATAGCTCCTGGGACTTCGCGTAAAGCTCTGAGAGCTTCTGAATGCGCTTCGCGATCTTTTCTTTGTTCACTTTATCATCTCCATTTTTAGAAATAAAAATTTGAGCCTGTTCGTTTCCCTTTACGTGGCCAATGTTGACATACGTTTCTTCCGATCGGCGTGGCAATGGTCGCTGGTTGAAGCTGAAGTCACGCTGGGCCCAGTCGCCGCGACCGATCAGGAAGTTGGCCGTGTCGCCAGGCTGCAGCGCTTGCACCGAAGTCATGTTGATGGTCACCTCGCGCTGCCGGTCTTCGAGGTTCGCGATCACCTGTTCGAGCAGCCACTGCGCGACCGGCGGACAAACCCCTTGCGATCGCAGCGACAGGTGCGTCTCCATCGAGAACCAGTAGTCGAGCGGGTAGCCCATCAGCGCGTTGTACGCCGGGGCCGTCAGCGGCTTGCCGTTATACAGCCAGCAGGAAGTGGACATCACGGTGGGAGCGTAGCCTTCCGGGTCGAGGACCACGGGGTTGTTCGAGACGAACAGCGAGTAGCACCACTTCTTCAAGAACTCGCGATCGTGGCCGGGCTTCACCGCCACCAAGCCGGCGCGAGGCAGGATGCGGTTCGTCGCGCCGTACCCGTGCTCACCGGAGAGGACTTCGTCGGCGACGCGCGGGGACATTCCGGCGGCGATCATCTTCTCCCGCTGGATGCGAATCGTTCGCTCGACGCCGCGAATCTGTTCGCCAGGCTTCACCTTCGCCAGCACTTCGGAGACGCAGCGCCGATTCGCGTCGTGGTGAAAGACGAACGGCAACGGGCAAACGTTCTTCCGCACCAGCACGGCCCAGAACCGAGGTCGCCACTGCGCGACGCCGAACGTGACGGAGTTTTGGAGGACTCGAAATACGTGGTAACCATGATGAGTTGCTAATTCATCATAGAATCTTTTCGTCGGCTCGTAGGCGTTTTTCACCGATTCGACGAGAATGGCCAACGGTTTCTTTTCGAGCGAATACTCCAGCACCTTTCGAGTCTGCGCGAAGTACGTCCCATCGAGGCCGCGAGTCGTCGCTCGCGACGGCGCGTTGACGTTCTGAGCGCAGAAGCCGGCGCACGGCGGGTGGGCGATCACCAGCGCATCCTTCAGCTTTACGTCCGGCCACGGGTACGCTTCGACGTAGTTCAGGTCAGGAAAGTTGTGCCGCTGAATCTCGAGCCCGTGGCCAGAGTCCTCGAACGAGCCAATAACTTCTAAACCTAAGTTATTGGCAGCGACGGTCAGCGACCCGGCGTAACCGTTGATGACTAAGACAGGTGGCCCACCACTGCCACGCGATCGCGTGGCAGTCTTCGATGTGACACGAAGTTCTTTCAACCGCTGTTCAATTTTAGACACGACTAAGCCTCCACCTGGTTTCTCGATCCGTCGTCATCGCTATTCGCCCGATTCGCCGCTTACCAGTTTAAAGTTCTTCAACCGTAAACTAACCACGTGTTACGCGACGCTCACTGTAAGTTGCAGTGATACTTTTACAGACATATCAGCCTCGGGCCGAACGGGCTTTGAACCGAGAAACCAGGAGGAGGCTTACGCCGCCTCCACCACCTTTACCAACCCTTCTTTTTCCAACAGGTTCAGGTCGCCGCGCACGTTCGCTTCCGTGGGTGCGCCGCCGGACTTCGTCGAGTAGCGCTTGGTCGCTTTCACCGCGTCGAGGACATCCGCCAACGTCCAAGCCCGGTCGGACTTTCCCAGCAGGACCTGCGCGACCAGTGGAACGTGGCTGGTCACCTTTTCGTCTTCGACCTTCTTCGCCAGCTTCGACTCGGCGACCTTCGACTTCAGGACCGAGTAGGTCACCGACTTCTTGCTGGCGACTTCCTTCGACTTCTTTACGGCTCGAGTGGCTTTTGCTTTCGTTGCCATGGTGGCTCCTTTTAGTTTTAAGTCTGCTACTTTGTTTCGGTAGTCCTTCAGCCGCGCTTCGTGATTTAGCGCAACGTTCGGCGGAACCGAACCAAGCTCTACGAACCACGCCAGCTGAAGTTCCCCGGCGACTACGAGAAGTAGTGGCAAGGTTTCGACGAGGCCGTGAACCGGCAAGCCGAGTTCGACGGCGATCACCTCCAGCTGATCGTGGGTTAAGGTTGAGACCGACGTGAAGAGTTTATTTTGCCCACCGGCGGCGAGCGGCGCGTCGAGGTGAAACGAACCGACGTGGAGTAGACCGCCATCGAACGTTATCTTTGGCAAGGTGGTCTCTCTTTCTGGAAGCGACGCAGCGCCGCTTCCATGTTTTTGAGAGCCCGGTGGTCTGACGGGGTTCGCGGCACGACGAACGTCTGGCCCGACGGCAGCAGCCAGACATCGCTTTTGCTGTGACGCTTGAGGGTCGCGCCCAGGCTTCGAAGAGTTCGAGCCATGAGGCGGCCAACGGCATTCGACATTAGTTCCCCTTTCTTCGAGTGGTGAATGATTATATACCGCTCGAGGCTAAAGTAAATAGTTTATTTATCATCCCAGTTCTGAGGGCCGCAGTCGAGATACCGGGCGTGCTGTTCCTCTCGCGTGGCCTGGCGTTCGCGGACCGCTCGGCCACGCCAGTAGGCGATTGGCTTCGCGTGAGCTTGGCGCGATCGGCGAGCCCCTTCCTTGACGCAGCGCTCGCAGCGGCAGTCGGTTCGGTACGCGTGTCTCATGACTGCTCCTTCAAATAATCATTTAGGCTAAATTTCTTAATGTGGTACCCACTACCAAAGAAAGTTAATTGGTATGGGATGCGATTGACTTCACAATGATGCAGCACGTATGGAAGCGTCACCTTTGAAGCACTATGGTTTGATGAACCTGTCGATTCAAACATGGCGATAATGGCTCGAACCATCGCCACACTGATTCTTCCGCGTGGACGGAATAGTGGTGGGCACTTCGCTCGCCGCCGCCCATCTGTACGTTTCATGACTTCCTCCGATACACCGTGGCGCGAAAGTCACGGTGGTGAATCCGGTAGCCGGCCAAGTCGTTCAGCTGCCAGCCCGAGAGCGCGAACGGCTTCAGCTCCCAAACCACGATCGTCTCCGCGCCGGACGCCGCGAGCCGCTTCCGCCAGTTTTCGACGGAGTGGCGCGGCGACGTGCGGACCGAAGCGTGGGCGGCCTTCGCGTGGTTCAGCGTCTTCATGAACTCCGGCCTGGTGTGGAACACCGAGTGAACGATCACCGCGCCGTAGAGGTTTGATTCCTTGAGAAAGTCTCGACCGGCGCTTAAATTGATCACGTCAAGATCCTCGGGCCGATAATCCCGAACCCACCCGTGTTGAACGGCGACGTCTAACCGCATCCAATCGTCCAAGGTCAGTGGGGAATCGGCTCCAACCATCGCAATCGACTTCATAATTAAGGGTCCTTTCCGCCCCGTACGGGGCCGAACTACGTTAAGGAGTTGACATAAGAGGCACTATTCGGTCGCCGGACGGGGTTTCCCACGTCCGGCGAAGCCGCTTAAGGGTCAAGCCGCTTGGGCGATCGCCGTCCACTGGCCCTTCGCCAGGGTGATGACCTCGCCCCCGGCGCGCTCGAGCTCGGTCGCCTCCTCGTACGAGTCGACCTTCTGCGCGTAGGCGGTGATGGCGTTGGACAACCCCCACTGAGAAAGGTCATGTCCCTTGATGAGCTCGGTCAGGATGCCGGACTTATGCTTTTCGCCCAGCTTCAGCACTTCGATCGCGGCGTCGAGCGACTCCACCGGGTCCTTTTCTATCTTGTTGTTGGCGGTGACCGTCAGCAGCTTCGCCGTTTGGCGGAACGCCGCCTCGTCGAACGCGTGAGAAACTACGTCGCGCATCTTTAGCATCAAGGCGCGATCGTCCGCCGCGCGGGTTTCGTCGGCGAAGACTTCCTGGGCCGTTTCAATTTCTGCCGTGTGCCGACCGATGTGGTAGCGCTTCAACCCGGAGGCGGGAATGATGGCTCCGTTCAAGCAGTTGAGGATGTACACCAGCTCCTCGATGTTAAAAGCGCCGCAGCCGACTTCCGAGTTAGAGATGACCACCCCGGCTTGGACCGGCTCGCCCTTCTTTACGTCCACGGTGAGCCGAGTGTTCACCGCCTTGATGTACAATCGCTTCTCGGTCACCTCGCACGACTCGACGCGCAGGCCTGAACCTTTCTCCAACAGCGTGGGCAGGATCGCCATCGCCATCATGTGGTTGCTGATCACCCGGTAGCGGTTCGAGAGCCAGCCCCGGACTCGCCCGTCGAGCGTGCGCACCAGCCGCTGGTCGTTGATTTCCGCAAGCCAGCTGTTGACGTTGTGCGCGAGGAGGCGCGGGTTGGTCGCCAGCATCCGGTCGTAGTAGTTCGCCGGAATTTTGAGGTACCCACCCAGCTGAGAGTGAGCGTGATCCTGAAGCGGGAAGTGGCCGAACTGCCCAACCTGCAGCTCGACGGCCGAAGGCGGCACGACCTTGCCGCGCTCGAAGTTTGGCTCAGTCACCGTCATCGACACCTGCTTTGCCGGCGATCGAAAGTCACGAGCTGATTCGTTCTGTCGTTCGAGTTCCTGCGCGAGTTCGGTTAGTGATCTGCCTGATTTCATGGTAGTGCTCCTTTGTTTTTGAGACCCTCTGGGCCTCGCGGGACATAAGATGCGTAACGTGGGGAATCGAACCCCACACTCTTGGCCAAGAGCCGCTGAAGACGCCCACAGCGCCGCTACTAACCTTATGCCCCGCGAAGGCCAGAGAAAAGCCTTCGCTTATTTCTCTACAGTTTCACCTCCTTAGTCTGCCGCTCATCTTCGCGAACGCCGCATGCCCACTGGTACACCGTGTTCTTCCGAACGTAGTTGCCGATGCGGTTGACCAGGTGCTGGTCCATGAGCTCCTGCACCAGCTGCCGAACCAGCTCCACGTGATATGTGGTCGCCTTCGCGATCTGCTTCTCCGTCTTATCACCAGTGCTTAACACAGATAGAATGAAGCTGAAGTTAGAGGTCAAGCTGGTGATGACTTCGGCGTAGCGCGCGTCCTGCTCCGCGCTTTCGCGGCGTCCCAGTTCCGAGTTCAGCTCGTCGTAGGCGGCGACGAACAGCGCGCAGTGAACGTCGAAGCGCGGCCCGGCGGACTGCAGCTCACCATACGAGCTGATGCCAGCATACCCAAGTTCTTTCTGCTCGAGCCGACGAGAAACTTCTACCATCTTTTCGGACATCCACCGAGTCTCTTCGAGCAGCCGTTCGCGGCGATCGCCGACGCGATCGGCGAGCGTCCCCAACCTGACGTCGGCTTCGTCGTTCGACTCGAATCGGAGGCGAGCCAGCTTCTCGAGGACCTTCGCCATCGATTCGCCTTCAGCAACTATGGTGCGGATTTCTTTCATCGTGATCGACATGTCAATTCTCCTTTTTATTTCTAAGCGCTATGCGCTTTCGTTCCAGTGTTTATCCAGGCAGTCGGAAGAGCAGAACTCCCCGTCGCAGTGCTCGCAGCCAAGCGTCTTGCCACAGTCCGGGTCGAACTCCGCGCCGCAGGTCACGCAGATTCGCGGAACGTTGTTCTCGACCCACTCGATGATCGCCTGCCGCAACCCCTCGGTCAGCTGGTGAGTCCGTATCGGCGAGAGGTCACCGTGCTTCGCCTCGGGGAACACCTTCACCACCGCATCCCAAAGCGCGGTGTCGGCTTTTTCGATCGCCACGGCCGTTCGCGCGTCGCGGTTCTTCGTCAACACAGTGATGATCCACTCCGTGATGTTAGCCGGAGTCGGCAGCCCGTCGCCGGGCTCGGCGTTTTCCGGGTCAACGACAATTCTCGAGTCACCGCTGAACTCGCCCGTCGAGCTGTTCCAGCTCCACGTCGGGTTGTTGTCTCCGAACGCTAGCCCGTCTACCGAGATGTAACCGGGATACTCGACCGTGGCCGCGTATCCCTTTTCTTTGAGCGAGTCCACCGCGTTTTGCATGACGATTAAGTTATTCATTTTCAATTCTCCTTTGAAAGATTGACGACCACGAACCGAACGGCAGCGATGACGGCGAACAGAATGATCAGCCCACTGACTTCGAGGACCGCGCCCCAGATTGTTTTGATGGCGAAGATTATGTTTTCCATTTCACTTTCCTCCCATCGCCGCAACCACGGCGGCTGCCGCGAAGTTGAACGTGCGATCTCTTCCCGACTGGCAGACGACCGGATACTTCCGACGCTTACCGTCCAACCCGACGATCGTGTACGCCGTGCCGTGATCGATGAAAGACCGATCGAGCCACTCGGGCTTCAGGTCATACATCCGGCCCCAGTCCAAGTACTCTTTTCGCTCGCGGGTCATCACGGTGCCGTCGGCTGATCGCGCTGCGATGTCGATCACCAGCGAGCCGGTCGGCCCGTTCGAGAACTTCCCGCGCCCTCGTCTGAGCACCACCCCGTGCTTCAACCCCACCTGCTCGATCGCCATGTGAATGTCGTTGGCGATCGCTTCGAGCTTCCGGCGGTCGATCACTATCGTTTTCATTTTATTTTCTCCTTTTTGAATTGTTGTTTGTATTCCAGCTTCGCTTCGCGGTTCAACCGCTCGACCGGCCAGTTGTAATACTTTTTCATTTCACGTTTGATTTGCTTCAAAGTTTTCATGGCCGCACCCAGTTAGAAAAGTCTTCCGGTCTGAGCTCCTGCACGATCGTCGTCGGTCCGTCGACACACTTAATGTGCGCGTTCGTGAACCGGCAACCTTTGCCGTGGGCGATCTGCTCCGTGGCATTCTGAAAAGCGAACGTCGCCGCCGCTTCGCTTTCGGACTCGAACACCATGGTTGCGACGTACTTCTTTTTCTTTTTTATGATCATAGGTATGTGCTCACGATGATCAACCCGTCACCGGTGTTGGGAAACACTTCCCAGCGCCATTCAGAACACATCGTTTTGAGGTTCGTTCTGATTTGCTTTCGGATTTCTTCGGTGTCATTTGGTTTAACCCAAATCATAAAAATGTATTGCGAGTCGTTATCCACTGACGGGTGAACTTCGTCCATGCGAATAACTCTGTGGGAGATGGCTGTTAAAAAGTCGAAGCGTTCAACATCGTATACATCCTTTTGTGAAATGCGTTCGTGTAAGCTCATCATAGCAGCACGTCCTTCACCGCGATCGTCACCACCCGGTTGCCGTCAGTCGAGCTCACCCGAACTTTCGGCTCGCCGGTCGTCTCGAGCTTCGCCCGGACGTACCCGGTCAGCAGCTGCCCGGAAGCGAGGCGAACGACCACCGCGTCATTCACGTTCACGTCGTTGATAGTTAGTGGAGTAAATTTCATTTTAGTTAACCTCTCGTCATCAGTGCCGGTAGGTCAAGTCCGGCAGACGAGCGGCGCGAGAAATTGCTTCTCGGTAGGAGCCGCTCGTTTCGAGTGTCGGTCGCGGTAGGGCACCGCGACGGTCGTAAAATTCGACGGACGGTTAAACCGGGGGAAGGCCGTCCGCCATCATTGGCGGACGGGGTTTCCGGTAGCCCATCAAATTTCTGGTTATCGTTTATATACGCAGGTTTCGTTCGCTCTTCATTCGAGGCGTCGGGTCGTAACCGATAACAGCGCCATTCGCCGAACGTCGAAACCGTTCGCTTCGTTTAGGCTAGGGAATCTCGTGGCGGCCTTTCGGCCCGTTTCCCCTCGGGGTGGCTTCCCCCGGTTTAACCTACGGCGCGGAACGTCCGCGCCGGTCGCCGCTACGCTCGCCGAAGATCACTAGCCGAGCGAACGGCCATGACGGCCCCGTGGTTCGCTCGGTTCGTGTACGTCCGGTCTGCGCTATTAAGCATATACGTATTATATACGCTTGAAGGGTGGTGTAAATAGTTTATTTCAAAAAAGGTACCCTAGGTACCTTTTATGTTATCTTTCAAAGGTTGTTATATTTTGATTAACTACTTGCAGTGTCCCGACCCGCAAGCCACGATCGCGATGATGCCGGCATCTACGACGAAGTGCCCGAGCCGCGTCGCCGCCCGTCGCTTCCACGAGCCGCCGGTCGCTGTCTTCTTCCACTGGTCGCGCTCGTCGGTTACCAACGAAAGCTTCGTTTCCGCCGCGACCCGGTTCTGGTCCGCGATCGCGGCAGCCTTTTGAGCGGCGGCGTAATTCACCTTGCAGTCTTCGCAGTCCTTAAAGTACGCACGCACCGGCGGCGAGTCCGGCAGCTCGACGACCGGCGTCGGTCGCGGATTGTCCGCCGTCGCGATCGGCGTCACGACGGTCGGCGTGGTTTTCAACCCGATGAGCTGCGCGAGCAGCGCCGCGAACTGCGGCGAGCTTTGCGCGGCCCCGAACTGCCGCCCCACCGTGGCCAACCCGTCGGCCTGATCCTTCTGAACTTGCTTCAGTTGGTCGGCGAGTTCTTTCTGTTGTGCTGTGAGCTTGTCGAACGCCGCTTGGTCCGCCGCCACCTTCGCCTCGGCGCGGAGCGCGGCGTCGTGAGCCTGCAGCCACTCGTAGCCGAGGAACGCGCCGAACAGCACGAGGCCAATCGCGATCGCGATCAGGATCTTATGGTATACGTCCATGGTTAGAACTTCCCTTCCCAGTCTCGCCACACGGCGGCGAGCCCACCCTCGCGGTACAAATACCGCATGTTGTCATCCGGCGTCGCCGGCAGCTCGGGCAGATAGAGGTGCGGCGCGTCAGGAAACGTTCGCCACTCCGCACCTTCGGCGAAGCCGCACTCCTTCGCCGTCGCGAGGAACACCTTCCACCGCTCGTCGCCGCCCGACCAATCACCGTGCCAGTCGGGGAAGTCCGGGTCATTCGGAACGGCGTCGCCAGCGTAACCGAAGTTGTGCGCTGACTCGCCGCCCTTCGCCTTGGTCACGGGGAGGCCGAGCGGATGCTGCGGACAGCTTCCGACGGGCCGCACCACGCCACCGTGCTTGCAGTCCACGCCGGGCGTCGTCCGGCCCTTCGCGTAGAGCTCGTCTTGCCCAGCCCACGTTCGTATGCCTTGAGTGAGCCGCAGCTGGATGGCGAGCGAGGACTCCGCCAGTCGCTGGTCAAGCTGAGTGAACCTGGATTGAAACACCGGGTGCAGTTCACCAACTCGAGTTGCGGTGATCGCCTCCATGCTATTGCACCACCGCCGTCACGTTCGTCGGCGGCGAGAGCACCGGTGAGATCGAGCCACCAAACTGGAACGCCCCCGGACTCCACTTCGCGGGAGCCGCCGGACGCGCCACGCCGGCAAAGTCAGTGCAGAGATCGGTGAGGTTTCCGGTGCAAAGCGCCGAAAGGTTCGTGCCCTTCTCGAACAGCGTGGAGCCCACGCCCGGAATCCCGGTCGAGGTATTGACGGCGAAGTTCGACGGCGAGTCGACGATCGAGTTCGCTTCCTGTCCGCTGCCGGCGGCGAAGAAAGCTTTCCACTGCGTGAAGTTCGCGAACGAACAGTTGCTAACGCACGCGATGAAGTACGTGGCGTTCGACGGCGTGAAGCCGTAGAAGTTGTAGTCCAGTCCTCCGCCGACGAACGTCGGCGTGGTGCTGCCGATCGAGTTCACGCCGGGGCCGCCGCTGCCGGGGCTGCTGAGGACCGTGACGTTGTTCCTAAAGTCAGAGTTCGTCCCCTGCAGCTTGTTGAGCGGGTGGTCCTCGCCGCTGACGGTGACCAGCGTGTTGTTGTACGCCTTCGCCGCGCCGCCGTCTCCGACCGTCAGGCAGAGCATGCCATTGTTCCACGTCCGCGAAGCCGGCGAGAGGAACACGTTGTTGAACGCCGTCATGCTCGTGCCGACCGTCGCGCCCTCGTTGAAGATCCCCGCCGTGTTGTAGACGCCTTGGTCGCCGTAGAACTTGTTGTTACTGATGAAGACGTTTTTATAGATTCCGCCGACGTTCCCAACTTGATAAAGGTGCACGCCGTCGTGGTGGTAGCAGGAGCTGCCGCCGCAGAGCGTGGCGGTCGTATCCCAGTTCGCCCAGTCGTGAAACAGGTCGTGGTTGATCAGGACCGTGTCCGTCGTCTGGTTCGTCACGCCCACCGCCACGTTGTGATCCGCGTTGTAAATCTCGGTGTACGTCACCGAAACGTTCGACGAGCTCAGCCCCGTGTAGATCGCCCAAAGCACGTCGTGAATCTGGCTGTTCGTCACGGTCAGCGTCGAGACGCTCGTCGCGTGGATCGCCGATGGGTCGGGCGGAGACGGCGCGTGGTCCGTGGCCACGGTGTGAACGTAGGCGTTCTGCAGCAACATGTTCTTGATGGTGATGCGGCTCGCGCCGTCGAAGTTCGCAAGCTCCGACGCGCCCACCTGGTTGGCGAGCGTCGAGCCGTTGGCCGTCGACTCGATGGTGCCGTTAGGCACGAACGTGCCGAGGAACGGGTTGCCGGTGCCGCCGCCGTCGTAAACGAAGTCCGTCTTGCCGTTGCCGTTGAGGCAGCCCGTCGCGGGGCAGACCGGCTGGCTGAGCTTCGCGCCGGACTCCCAGATCACCGTGACCGGGTTTCCGATCGCGCCAGAGCCAGCGTTGACGACCGTCGTGCCGATCGTTCCGCAGAGATGGACGTGCGTGCCCGGCCCGATCTGCACGCCGGTCGGAGTGCCAGCGGTCCAGTTCGAGCCAGAATTGTAGTAGCTTACCGGCTTCGCGTTCGCGCAGTCCGCGCCGGTTTGCGCTCCGGCCCCGGCGTTCGAGATGTACGCATCGTTGGCGAAGACGGGTGCCGCTATCGCTAGAAAAAGAAACAGTAGCTTTCGCATGGGCTCTCCTTAAATGGTCCTGCTGTCGCATGAGTTGCTGGCGTCGCAAACTTGGAACACGACCGGGCTGCCTGGCTTCAGCTTCCCGGCCCACGACGCAACGTAGGCTCCGCTCGAGTTGACGTTCGATCCCGACGCGAGCACGGTGGAGCCGTTGCGGAACGAGTAGGTGGTGCGCACGTTCGGCGTCGCCGTGTAGCTGGCGGACAGCGTGGTGTTCGAGCCGGTCGAGTTTCGCGACACGGTGGTGATCGAAAGCCCGGTCGGCGGCAGCGGCGCGTCCTTCGGCACGATCGCGCCGACGTGGTTCGAGCCGACCGACTCGGTCTGGCTGCACGTCGGGCAGACCGCCGTCACGTAGTACGAGTAGAGGCCTCCGGCCTGCACCGTGGTGTCCGTGAAGCTCAGCGTGGTCGTGTTGCCGATGTTTTGGAACGTGCCCTCCGCGCTGCAGGTGTTCGCGGTGACCGAACCGGTGCACGGCGCACGGTACAAGTTATATCGGGTCACGCCCGTCGTCGGGCTCGCGCCGTAGCTAACCGACACGCTGTGCTGCGCGGCGGCGAGCGGCGAGAGAATCAAAAGCGCTAAGGCTAAAAGTACGTTTTTCATGTTGCGTCCTCTTTCAAGAGATTTGCGATGGTCTTCTCCAACTTGGCCGGGGCCGCGATTAGGACCGCCTCCGTGATGTTGTGGTACCGCCGAGCGGCGTCCTTCTCGTTCTTGCTTACCTTGGTGCCGATGCCGGAGAGCTGCGACACGATCTTCTCTTCCTTCTCTTTCAGCTTTCCGTCAAGGGTCGTAAACTTCTCCTCCACCTTCTTCTCCTGCGTCTCGAAGTTCTTGTCAATCTTGTGATCCAGCGCCACCCGGCGCTCGTTGCCGCGCTCCTCGGCCGCCTTCTCGACCCGGCTCAGCTCCACCCGCAAGCGGCCTAGCTCCGTCGGAACGTAGTAGTAGAAGCCACCGGCGGCGAACACGATGGCCCCCACGCTGAACGCGATCGCGATCACCTCCAAGATTAGCTTTGAGTCCACTTCGCCTCCGTTAAAGCTTATAAGAATCTGGCAACTTTCGAATGATCTCGTACAGCTTCTTCGTCAGCTCCTGCATCCGCGCTTCGACCACCGCCGAAGATGATTGTCGAACTTCGTCGATGCGTGCCTTGACAATCTCGAGCTCGACGAACGGCTCGAGCTTCGCCCGATAGTCCGCTAAGTCCGGAGCGACCGGCCCCGACCCAGTTTCCGATCGCTTCTCCGTGAACTGATGATTCAACGACGCTACGACTGCCGCCAACCGACCTGCGGCGGTTGGCTCCAACTCGATGCGCCCGTTCATCCATATCCTCCCCCAGGACTAGGTTACCAAATTTTTAGATGCCGAGGCTCTCGAGCCTCGCGTGTATTTTATACTGCGGCGAGTTCGTTGTCGTCGTGCTGTAGGTGATCGCCGTGCCGGTCGCGGCGTAGAAGCTATAGGTCCACGTGATCGCCGTGCCGCTAGACGCGCACGACAAAGAGCCAGGGCCGCCAGCACCCGTGCTATTGGGCGTCTGCGCTTGTACCTCGTCGGTGAAGCCAAGGTTGACCTGCACCGTGCTCGAGCCAACGGACGCCGTGCAAACCACGTAGATGGTGGCGCGAAACATTTGGTTCGCGCTGCCCGGAAATGTCGCGCCCTGCAGCGTGGTCGAGCCAAGATTTCCGGTCGTCGTGCCTTGGTTGTCGAAGCCGACGCCGTACGCGCCACCGCGTACCTCGGCCCCGTACGTGATGTACTTCGCCGCGCTCGCCGCGCCGACGTTGGTCGCGTACGCTTGCCCGACGACCTGCCCCGCGAACGGCCACGTGGCTCCGACCGGGTGCAGCTTGCCCCCCGTGGTGATCGACGGAATGAGGTAGTCACCGACGGTCTCAGTGGCATCCGTGTCGCCTCGCGCTCGACCCATCTGAGAGAAGACGATCGTCCAGCAGCCACGGTCGGCGACTCCGATCGCGCCAGGGTAAAGCACGCCAGAGGCGTCGGCAGCGGCGGTGGTGCTGTTGATCTTCTGCAGCCTCGCGTAGGTGCCGACGCTCGAGAACCCGAGCGCGCTGCTCCCCATGCCGCAGAACCCAGAGTTGAAGTCGTTGCTGATGTACTCGAAGTTCGGGCCGATCAGACCTTCGCTAGCGTTAGTGCTGTCAAAGGCTTGGAAAATATACTGACCACCGATGCCACCAGCCGCCGACGTGAACTTGTGCGCGAAGCCGCTAGCAGACGATCCCGCCTTGATGAGCCACGTCGCGCCAGAATTGAAGAAGTCCGGGGTCGCGTCACGTGTCGCGGTAGCGAGAAACTGATTTCCGAATGATCCGTAGTTCCACCAAAGCGCCGTGCCTGTCAGAGAGTTAACGCGGGTGTTACCACTCAGGGCCGCGCCATTCCACATCGCGAGTTGATTCGTCTGACCGCTGCCTGAGGAAATGCCGAAGCCGGTGGTCTGCGCTTGAATCCTGATGTTATACGTTCCGGCCCCGCCATTGGTAGTGAGAACGCTCCCGATTGCGCCGTAGTGCGTGGCGATACTCGCACCCAAGGTGGAACTTCCCGCGTCGTGACAATCACCGGTGGTGACAGACTGCACCACTAAATCATTGGCAGTGGTCGCACCATCAAACACGCAAGGGATTGAGTCGCCCTGCACGGTGATCGTCGCATCGCCCGTCGTGCCACAGTTCGCGGTGCAGATGCCGATGATGGAGGCGAGATTACTAGAAACGCCTGGAAGGATCGCGGTGCCGTCGCCGTTGTACGCAGCGAACTTATTCAGCACCGTGCCGGTGACAGATTCGTTTTTGATCTTTACGAAGCCGCCGCCGCCCGTGCAGGTGACGACGAGGGTGCCTGAAGTAGTACAGTCTCCCGAGAGGTCGCCATTGGTGATGGAAGTGGGACCGGAGAACTTGCTGAGGTTGCCGCTCGCCGGTGACCCTGTCGTCGTAACCGTTCCCGAGCCTGATCCGCACGGCGTCCCCGTGTCCAGCAGCAGCACGACGCTCGCCGCGACACTCGCCTGGACGCAGTTTCCGTTGGTCGGAGTCGCGGACCAGATGCCGCGCAGCTTGTCCGCACCGTTGGTCCAATCGTGCCAGTTCTTGTTTGTAGTGTCGTAGCCCGAGTCACCATTGGTGGAGGTCGTGAGTCCGGCGGAGAACCTGGACTTGAACAGCGTGACGCCGGACAGGTCATAAGTGAACGCGCCCCATGTCGATCCCTGATCGGTGCGAACGACGACGGACGGGAGCCTCGCCGCGCCGAGAGTGCCGCTGCCGATGTTAGTAGCGTTGGTCGTGTCCGTGGTCGCCGACGCCGCGAATGCCACGCCGCCTGTCTTGGTGCAGTTGATCGCGAGTGTGCCTGATGTGGTGCAGTCACCGCTGAGATCTCCGTTGGTGATCGAACTTGAGCCGGAAAACTTTGTCATGTTCCCGTTCGCCGGAGATCCAGTGGTGGTGACCGTGCCGAGCGAGCTGCTCGCCGGGGTCGCGATGCCCAACGTGCGATCGTCGGTGATCGTCGTGATGACGCCACTGGCGGTGACCACAGTGGCGATCGCGATGGTGGCCGACGTGTACCCGGAGGTGTTCGAGGCCGGCGCGCAGCTCGAGGCGGTGTCGAGGTAGACGTAGTTCGTCGTATTGTTCGCGAGGGTAAGCGTGCCGCCAGCGTAGTTCACCATCGCGTTCAGGCAGCGCACGCGGCCAGCGCTGAGATTCAGCACCAGCCCGGCTCCGGCCTGTGGCCAGTACCCTGGACCAACACCTTGGACGTATTTGGAATTGGCCGAGTAGATCGGCGCGGTCTGCGTCTGCGGTTGCTGCGCGGACACCAACGAAGGCAGCAGCGCCAGTAGAACTACCAACAATTTTCTTATCCCCATACTCCCGCCTCTCCTGTGATTCCACCATCGCTCGCGGTCAAGAACAAGTTCGTGCCGTCGAAGGATGGTAGCTGTAACCAAATCTTTCCGCCGGTCGCTCCAGACATCCGCACGATCACCAGCTTCGGCATCGCCAGCAGCCCGTGCGGCACGGTAAAGTTTCCAGGCGCTCCCGGAGCCAGCGCAACCGAGATGAAGCGAGTCAACGTCGGCGTGCGCGGCGCGGTGACCCAAGCGTAGTCCTTCCCAGTGATGCCGGCGTCGGACGCGATCAAGTTCAAGTCGGTTGACGTGTACGGCGGCGTACCCTTCCAGATGTCGCCCGACGAATCCATCTGCACGAGGCCGAGCGTGGGCGTCGAGGCGAGCCCGTGCGGCACGACGTAAGCGCCGCCTGCGGACGGCGACAGCGGGACGGAAGCGTCAGCCGGGCCGTAAAAGAACGACACGTTCGCGGTCAACCCCGTGTCCGACGCCGTGAGGTACACGTTGGTGCCATCGACCGAGAGCGGACGCTGCAGCCAGATGTCGCCGCTCGAGGTCATCTGCACGATCGCGAAGAGCGGCGTGGCGAGCAGCCCGTGGGCCACGGTGAAGTTGCCCGGAGCCGGCGAGGTGACGGGGATGGTCACGATTTCCGGCGAGGGAATGATCGCGCAGTTGCCAGGCGCGTAGCTGTACGGCGTGCAGTCCGCGAGGTCTTGAACCGCCGCGCCGAAGATGTTGAACGCTTGAAACTTGAAGAACAAAGTCTGCCCGACCCACGTGGGCTGCAGCGCCAGCTTGGCGATGCCCGATCCGTCGCCGAACTGGTTTTGAACCGCGACGCTCGCCGCCCCGAGGAATGCGAACCGCTTCCCGGCGGCGTGCGAGACCGACCCAGACAGCGGCTGATGGTAGACGGCGCGGCGCAGCCCGTTCGGGCTCGCCGGCAGCGTGTAGTGATAGGCGCTCGTCAGTGTCGCTGTCGAGTACGTTCCGAGCTCGTAGCCGCACGTCGTCGAGCCCTCGACGTAGAACGGAAACACGAAATTGTTCTCGTCGGTGAGCGGGTACGAGGCGAGCGACCCAAGGCTCTCGCTGAGGTCCAGCACCAAATCGTTAACGAAGTCCGGGTCGAGCCCAGCAGGCCACGGGGAGGCGAGGATGCCGGTGACGGCCTTCCCGAAGATGGTGAAGATCGGGTTGGTTCCGTAGGACGCGCCGCCGTCAGTCGACACGAACACGTTGCAGCCACCGTAGTTGGGGTTTGACGAGCTGACCGGAATCCAGAGCTGCTGAGCTTCGTTCACGGTCATCGCCGTCGGCGGCTCGAGGAAGATGGGGGTGTTCACGCTGCCTGGATCAGCGTTGATGTCGACCACGTTCGGCGTGACGATCGTCGCCGTCAAGTTGTTCGGGTAGTGCAGCCCGTAGATAAAATTTTCGGCCTCGCACTCGAGGCCGCCGGACTTCGTCTCCTTCACGCTGGTGAGGCGCAGCGGAGTTTGATTCAGCCCGATGCGCGGCTCCGTCACCGTGATTAGGTCCATCGCCTCGAGAAAGAGAAACTTCGGCTGGACCTTAAACTTGTACGTGTTGCGTAGGTAGACCTTCCGGCGAATCTGGATGGCGAGAATTTTTCGCGCCACCGTCGGGTCCACGATCATGTTCAAGACGGTCGGCGGCAGCTTTCGCGGACCGTACAAGTAGATCGCGCCGGACTCCGGCTCGGACACCGTCGCCTGGTTGTACTTGTTGTTGCGATCGAAGTGCTGAACTTGAAGAATGTTGTTCGCGTCAACCTGCGCCTTCCGGCCCACCACCACCGGGGGGTTCGAGCCATCTGCGATCAAGTCGTCATCCGTCAAGTCGGCCACCGGCCCGTTGGCCGTCGGCGAGAGGAAGCACGCGGCGAAGCCGCCCGTCGGCGCGGTGGAGTCGTCCGCCGCCGACCCGTCGCCGATCACCGACACCTCGCTGTACGCGATCGACTTTTGCCGGAAGCCGCCCCAGACCGGCGCGGCGTTCATGCACATGTAGAGATCCTTCAGCCAATCGGAGGCCTTTCGCTGCGCGTCCATGCAAAGAGCTCCCTGCAGGTGGCCCGACCGGCACTGCAGGCGCACATTCATCAGCGTGTCGAAGTCCACGATGTCGCTCAGCGTCTTCGGGTACGGCACCACACCGCTGACCTGCTTCGACTTCACCGCGAACAGCACCAGCGTGTTCAAGTTCGCGTGGCCGTCATACGAGAAAGTATACGTGCCGGGCTTGTACGTCTTCCGCCCGTAGAGTGCGACGCCGTTGTGAATGAACGGAACGGGCAGCAGGTCCTTCCACTGCGGCGACGCCTTAATGTTCGTGTACGAGCTGTCCGTCAGCAGCACGGCGACGAGGTAGCCCGGATCACCCGTGGTCGTGATCGAGGCAGTGAGCGTGCCGCCCCCCGTGTTGTTCACCACCACCGGAGCGCCGTCAACCTGCTGTGAGCCTTGGTCGAACTCGAGGATGATGCCCTGCGCGCCGAACGGAAAGCCGCCGCCGCCCGAGGTCATGTCCACCAAATTGCCAGCGCCGCCGATCGCGCCGTCTACGTACCACACTGCTTGCTGCGACGCGCCGGTCGAGACGAACGCCGGCAGCCAGGTGTTGACCTGCGTGTCCACGATCGTCGGCGGCGTGCCAGCGCCAGGCCGGGACCAAAACCCAACGCCTAAAAGAACGCTGCCCGGATTGTTTGGCTGCGGGTAGAGCAGCGACGGGTTCGAGGGCTCGAGCGCCTGCGACCAATTTTTCTGCACGACGCCCGGCATGTCGAGGCAGTTCAACCCACGCTGAATCAAGCCGAGTCCGTCACCGGTCTGCAGCATGCCGCTCTTGAAGATGTCCTCGAGGATGTCCGCGTACTCCGCGTCACCACGGGGGTTGCCGGCAGGGTCGAACGTGGACGGGAGAAAGCTTCCGGTGCCGCAAACCTCCATGCGCCACGATGGAATCGAGGCGGTGGTGCCGAGATCCATGTCGGACGAGCCCACGCCGGCATACGCTTTGTACAGCCGCTGCTGGCCGGGAAGCCCCGCGTCGGCGTACTCGGTGCCGTTGCCGAGCACGTTCTCGAAGACGAAGCGATTGTACGTGAGCGGCGACTGCCGCTTGATCACCGCGCTGAGCTGCGCGTAATAAACGTAGATGAAGAAGTCCGCGCCGAACACGCCGTCATTCGGTCGCGTCGGGTTGTTCATCGGAAAGGTGTTAATTCTTCCGACGCTCGTGTTGTACGGAATCTGAAACGTGGGGCCGTCGCCTGGCTTCCAGAAGTAGTACGGAAAGCGAGACAGGTTCGGGTCATTCAGGTCCGGGCCGTGCTGGTAACCATTCCACATCGGGAACTCGTACTTCGTGAGCGGCAAAGAAACATTGCGATACGACACCGGGCCGGGAGCACCGTAGTCATCAAACGTGATGTCGTAGTTGATGGAGCACTCGAGCGTCATCGCTATGATCGCGTAGAAGTAAGGGTCGGCGATGGTGATGGGGTTGTTCCACGACCCGCCTAGATTTCCATCAATCTTGAGGCGAACGAAGTTCAGCGGGTAGTAGTTGCTTTGATTCGACCAGATCTGAAGAACGTTTTGAATCGGGTTGGCTCCAAGGAGCATGTCGATGTTCTCGACGTAAGCCGGCGGCCCCTTCTTGCTCTTAAACTTTTTCGTGCTGTGGCCCGGTCGCAGGTTCGCGGCCCAGATCGCCAGCGGCGCTCCGCGTGCGCAGCCGTAGTAGTTCGGAATCGTCGCTCCGTAGGTCGCGGCCTGCAGCAGCGTGCCGAGCGCCGTTGGCCGATGAACGCTTTGCTTACCGAAGCCCATTTCTCATTTTCTCCCACGGGTCGAAGATCTTTACCGTCTTGTGCGCCCACAGCCAGTGCGTCGAAGCGTCAACCTCTTTCACGTGCTCCGGCGCGGCGTGAAGAACCAGCGGCCACCTCACGACGATCGCCGCGTGGTCGAACGCGTGCCCAGCGTTCTTCTTCTCCGGATCTGGCTCCACCGTGCGCACGAGGGCCACGTTTCCGGGCTCAGCCTTTAACGTCGGGTAGCTGACGCTCTCGAGAACTTTTACCGCGTGCCGCAGCATGCGAAAGACGTAGATCTCTTCCTTGACGTGGCACGACCAGTCGCCGCCGAAGATTCCGATCTGCTCCTCTTGAATTAATCCGCAGTGCCGGTACACGGCGTAAATGAAGCGCGCGCAGTCCACGCCAGCGCTCTTGCAGCATTGGTTCATCTCGTACGGTGTTCGCTCCCACGTTCGAGCTTCGGCGATCACGGCCTCGCGCCACTCGTGTTCGGGCATCATAGCGCGGTCTCCGGGTCGGGCACGAAGTCAAAGCCTTGGTAGAGCGGGTCGGTGTTGTTCACCGGCGCTTGGGTCGACACGTAGAACTCGTCGCCGGGAGTTGGGTCCCAAGGAAAGGGGCTGTACACTTGAAACTGGTTGCGGTGAATGCCACCCCCAGCGTTGAAGTCAAGGTTCGTTCCGATCGCGGACCACAGCCCGGCGAGCGTCGAGCCCGGCAGAAATACCATGAAGCCTCGAGCAAACTTATCTTTGCCATAGATCTTTCCAGCCGTTGGCTGAATGCACGTTCCCAAGATCACGACGCGGTCGGACGGCGCGTTCACCACGAAGGTTGGCACCGACGTCTCGCCGTCCGTAAGAACTGGCGACGCGCCGGTGTAGCCGGCCTGCGTGTTCTGCGACTCGATGACGTTCGGCGGAATCGGCTCGTTGATCACGTTTAAAAAGCTATTAACGTTAAACACGATCGAGTTTCGCTGCACCGTGGTTTCCGCAATCCAGCCGCCGAACCACTCGCACGCGCCGTAGGTGTTCGCGTCGCCTGGCGTCGGCATCACGGTGCGCCAGCACCGAACTCGCTTGTTGTCGTAGTACCCGAGCTGCGCAAGCTGATACGGGCTCGCCGTCGCGATGTCCGTCGTGAACAGAACGGCGGGTGGCGACCACTTCAACGTCATGTTCGTAACTTCCAGCCCGACCTTCGAGACCACGTTCCGCTCGCGCTCGATCGCGGCTGGATAAAACGTGCCCCAGAATGGCCATGACAGTGGCGAAGGGTACTCGGTTAGAAACAAAGCCTTCGGGTCTTCCGCTTCGCCAATCAAGATCAGGTCGGCGCGGCCAAGCTGCAGCGCCGCTCGACTCTTTAAGAAGGCGACGACCGTGCTAGTGACGTCAACACCCGCTCCGCTGATGAACGTTCTCACGGTGTCACCTGATTCGAAGCCGCGATCGTCGACTCGGTGCCGGTAGCCCAAGCCGGCGGCCCACCCACCGTGGTCACGCCGTACACGTAGCTGGTGCCGGTGACCGCCGTGGTGTCGGTGTAAGAGGTGGTCGCGACCGGCGTGCCGCCGTTCAGCGGTGTCCCAGAAAAAGTTCCTCCGGCCACCGCCCGATAAACGTTGTAGCCCACGACGTTCGCCGCCATCGAAGCCGTCCAACTCACCAGCACCTGGTGTGTCGTCGCCGTGACGCCGGTTCCGGAGAGCGCGATGCTCACCGAGTTGTCCGCCGCGCTGTTGATAGCCAGCGTCGCCGTCTTCACCCCGATCGTGGTCGGCGTGAAGCTTACGATCACCCCGCAGCTTCCCAAGGTGAAACCGTTCGCGCACGACCCACCCGTCACGGTGAAGCTCGCGTCGCCGGTCAGCGTGTAGTAAGGCGTTCCCAGGGCGAACGAACCGAACGTAGCGGACAGCGTGGTGCTGTTCGTCGCGGTCTTCGTCGTGGCGACCGACCCGAACGAAAGCGAGGTGGCGCTGGTCGCGATCGTCTTCGCCGTCGAGCCGGTGCAAGATAGGTTACTAACCTGCGGCCCATTCGTCGCATCGCTGAGCACGGTGAGTGTCGCCGACTTCGCCCCCGCCGAACCAGGCACGCAGCTGACGACGAAGCCACAGGTCAGGTTGGGACCGAGCACCAAGCCATCGCCGCAAGACGTGGCAGGCGGGTCCACCGTCCCGACGGTGAACGAGCCTGGGTCTGAGCCGCCGAGGGTGAACCACGGAGTACCCAGTGTGACGGTGCCGGACGTGTCGCGGATGACCGAGCCGGCGAGCGAGTTCAGGTTGGGGGTGCTAACAGAGATGGTGCCGGGGTTGAACGTAACCGGGCGAACCTGCGTCACCGAGCCGCCGCGAAACGGCCCGTTGTACACGTAGAGGTGGTGCGCGTTCGCCGTGACGATCGCGCCGGGAATCGTTCCCGTTAAAGTTCCGGTGTCAACGAATGTGGTCGTGATGGCCTGAAAGTCGAAGAGAATCGTCGAGGCCGGAGAGAAGTCTTGCCCGTGCACCGTGACCGTAGCGTTCTGCCCCGTCACGAAGTACGTCGGCGTGTAGCTGGTGATCACCGCCAGCGGGTTCAGCACGGGGAGGAAGACCGTGTTGGAGATGTGCGAAAAGCAAACCGTGTGAATCGACGCCGACCCGATCGCCTGAATCAAGTTTCCGGGCACCGTCGCGTAGATGATGCTCGACGTTTCGAAGATCGTCGTCAGCGTGACACCGTTAAACGAAACGTTATTTGTGTGGCAGCCCCCGGCTCCGAAGACTCCATTTAAAATCAAGGTGAAGCTGCCCGAGCCGGCGACCACGCTCGCCGGGGCGATCTTCGAGATGGTCGAGTCCAGCTGAGCGCGCGTCGAAGCGGAGAGCGCTACGAGCGCGATCAGGGCCAACAGAAATCGCTTCATAGGGTAGTCGTCCTCGCGGTGATCAAGCTGATGTTTGACGAGCTCTGCGCTTCCGCTCCGCCAATGCACCACAGGTTGTAAGTAAACTTTTCAAAGTCTTGCCCGTCCATGTCAAAGCGAACGCGGAAGTAATAATTGGCTTGCGCCGTAACCGGCCCAGTAGGAGCACCCGCTACCCAGCTCAGATACATTCCGGCGAACGAATAACCGGGAATCGCTAGCCCCGGTCCGGCCAACGTGTAGTCCGTGCCGCCGCCTACCTGCGCGACGCCGTTCGCGAACACGCTGATGCCGCCATTCAGGTCAGTGATGTCTTCGTAAAACTCACCACCCATACTGCGCTGCACCGGCGAGTAGTAGTTTCCCGCGCCATCGTTTACCACCTGAAGCTGCGCTTGTAAGTTAGGGGACAGATCCGGCAGCAGAGCCGGACCGATGAAGTCATCATCCGGGTCGTCGAACAGAAACGAATCGAACTTCCCCTGACGAGCGAGAAAGAAGCCCAGCAGGCGTTGAAAGTCCGGGTACGACTCGCCGCCGGCAATCCACCGCGAGTTGTTTCCTAGCACGTCGTAGGCGAGCGTCCACTTCCAGATCGGATTGTTCGTTTGGTACAGCCGGTTCTCGACGGAGCCAGCCGAGCTCTCGACGAGCGTACTGAAGGCCGCGTTCTTCACCACGGTGAAGGTGAGGCCGCGAAGGTTACCGGGATAGATGGCGTTGCTCATGCGATTGTCGGAATCAGCCCTCTCCGAACTCCGACGCTGATGGCGTCCGCGAGCTCTTCGTGAGACATCCTTCCGTTCTCATCTCCATGCTGGTGAACGTGAATCTCCGGCTTGACGTTAACCGTCTTGTAGTTGTTCGTCGTTGCCCCACCCGTGTTGTTCGTCGTGGGCCCCGCCGGGTTGCTAAGCTCCGGCGGAACGTTCACCGACGGTGGCTGCAGGCCGCCAGCCGAGATCAAGTTTTGAAGACCTAAGCTGATCGGCGGCGGCAGAATGGTTTCGTTCTTGTGGGCGGCAATCAGCATATCTTCTTTCAGCACCGCGCCCTTTTCCGCCGCGCCCACCGCGAGAAAGCCCAACGTCTGCGCGACGGCGGCGGCGGCCACTTCCGGAGCAGTTGAAACGTTGATCGGAAACGGCAGCGCTTCCATCACGGAGGCGAACGCCGCCGCTCCCGCCGCGCCGGCATCAGAACCGATCTTCAACTCGTTGCTCGAGATCACCGCCGCGACCGCCGCCGTCTGTCCTGCGGCTTCCGCCGTCGTCCTCGCCGCCGCGCCTGCCGTCGCCGCCGCCGTCCGAGCGGCCTCTCCCGTGGTGATCGCCGCCGTCTTCGCCGTCTCTTGCGCGACGGTCGCTCCCGTTTCCGCCGTGTCAACCGCTTTCTGCGCCGTCGCTTCCGCCGTCGTCTGCGCCACGCGCTTGATTCCGAGCGCCGAGAGGAAAGCGTCGAAGAAAGTTTCCGTCGCCTTCTTCGCGCTAGTCGACTGCGTGTGGATGACGTTGATCTTTAAGGCCGTCAGCGCTTCCTGCAGCACGATCTGCGCGAGGGACTGGACGTAGTTGCCGACGATCTGAATGCCCATTCGGCCCCAGCCCTCAACCATCTGGTTCCAGAAGGTTTGCATCACGGTGGAAAACTTCGTATGCTGCGTCAGCATCTGGTCGAATGCCGACGAGAACGAGCCGCTGACGACGTTCATCGTTTGCTGGAAGTTCGCGGCCACTCGCTCGTCGATGCGCTCGCGATCATTCGCAAACTTCTGGTCGAGCAGCGACATCTCGTTAAGAGCTTTCCGATACTCCAACGAAGTTTCACCGAAAGTTTTTCTCGCGAACTCGGCCGCCGACTCCATCGTCACCCGCTGCGCGTCGTACCACCGGTTCAGCGCGATCGTCTCGGCCCCGGCCCACTGGGATAAAGTAATTTCATGAGCGCGAAGGCGAACCTCATCCGAGCGCCGCGTTTGCTCTAAAACCAAGCTGGAAGTCTCTCGAGCGAATCGAAGCTCTTCTTCTTGTTCGCGCCGCGCCAGCTCTCGCTTTCGCGTCTCACCATCTTCGGTGATCGCGACTTCTTTATCAATCTGCTCTTTCTTTAAGTTCACCAACTGCTGGTTCAGTGTGATGATCTGCGCTTGGTTTTTGTTCGGATCTTGGTTTGCAATCCTCAGCTCTTCTTCCAGCAGCGCACGCTCGGCCGCGATTCGTTTCGCTAGCCCATCTTTCAAGATGACCGTTTCTTGGTCAATCGTGATTTGCCGCAGCGACAGCTTTCGCCGCGCCGCCGCCTCGTCGTCGGTTACCTCGAGGTCCGTCGCGCTCTTCGAAGCTTGAGCGAGAGCACGGGAGACGGCGTTCGCGTGGGACAACCTCTTCTCGTCCGCCGCCGCATCGATGTTCGCGATCGTCGTAGCGTGGGCCAGCTCCGCCACCTCGAGATTCGCGTTAAGCGTCGCCACCTCCGGCCCGATGTCTTTACCGGGGTGGATGACGGCTTCCTTCTGAGCCTCGGAGATTCGCTGCGCCGTGTACGTTTTGAAGTTTTCTAGCTTCTGGTCGGCGGCCAGCTTTTCGTTCACGACCTCTTCGTCAAGATTAAGTTGGTTCAAACTGAACAGCCGCTTCGTGCCGGCCGAGAAGTATTCCACATACGAGTCGGCGATCTTCTTTCGAGTTTCCGTCGCCGAGACTTCGTCTTTCAGCTCACGGTCAAGCTCTTCGATTCGAGTGGTGACGGCTAGCTTCGGAACGGTGATTTGGTTTATCTCTCGCTGCCGCGCCGCGTTCTTCGCCTGCGCCGCTTCCAGCTCGGTGTAACGGTTCTGCTGTTCCTTGATCTCCTCGTTCGCTCGCGTGATCCAGTTGATGATGTTCTGGCCGATCTGAGCTTCCGCCGCTCGCGACCCGAGACGATCATGCTCCTCCTGAGTTTGAGTCGCGTGAAGCTCCTCTAGCCGCCGCTTCGTCTCTTCGATCTGACCCTGACGAACTTTGTAGTCGTTCGCCAGCCCCAACTGCTCTTGACGAAGGTTCGCGGTCTCGATCGACTCGCGGCGAGAGCCCTCGGTTCCGATCACCGTGAGCTCGCGGCGTCCCTTCGCTAGCTCTAAGTTTTGGGCGATGACCTCGTCATTTAATTTTATTTGGTTTTGATAAGTCTTCTTCGCTTGCTCATCCCACTCGACGAGCTTGTCGACAATCTTTCCGATCGCTTCCGGCATCTCCAACAGCGTTTCAATAAAGATGCCGACGATCGCGACGGAGAACGCCGCCGCCATCGCTTCCTGCACCAGCGGAATCCGGCCCAGCAGGTGGCCGAGCGCCCCCGGAATCCTCACGCCGACCGACTCGCCTAGCAGGTTCGCCTTCTCGGTCGTCTCCGCCGCTTCGAACCGAAGCGCTCGAAGTTCGGTCCGCGCCGCCGTCATCTCTTGAGTGGCTCGCCGCAGCTGAGTTTGAAGTTGGTCGAGCCGGGTTTGATCGTTCGTCTGCAAGATCTCGGCTCGCAGGCGAGCCACCTCGGCCGTCGTCTCGATTACTTTTCCGCGCAGCGCGTCGAAGGCGAGGATGCCGGACGTCTTAGTTTGAACGAAACCATTCAGCGTTTCAGTCGTTACACTCTGCACCGACTTCGACACGGCTACGTCCGCCGCCGCGACGGACTCAAAGCTAGTCTTGATCGCCCCGGTGCCGGACGCCGTTTCCTCGATCATCTTACTCAAGCCGGCTTCGTACGGCGCGATGTCGATCGTAGCGCCGGCTTCTAAGATAACGTCTGAGTCCGCCATCAGTGAAGGCCTCGTTTTTCTTTTTCAAATTCTGCCCAGCGAATCGCTTCCCGATAATGCTCCGGAATCCGGGCTTCGCGACCCACTAGCCCAGGAGGTACCATCGCTTGCGTAAGAGCGAACTGGCTTTCAGCAATGGCTTCTGTCGGTGGTGTCCACGTGGTAGGAGGCGCTTCCTCCTGCTGCCCGGTCTCCGACTTGCTGCTTTTACCTTCGTTCTCTCGCCGTGCATAGGCTAGAAGCTCCAAGACTCTTTTCAGATCGCAATCATCCACATACTCGAAGGTCCAGCCGGTGCGCGTGATGATTGACCCGTAAACACCGGGCCAATCTACTGGATTGGAAGTGGCTTTTCCGCGTCCGGCTTTTCGTTTGGGACAACAACGGCAGGGACGCCCGAGTTGCCCATCACGATCATCATCAGTCGGCGAAGGTTCCCCAAGTCCACAAGCTCTTCCAGCTCTTCCTTCTTAAGCCCTGGATAATTCCTCGACATCGCGGCGTGAACGATGTCCATCCACTTTCCTTGCTTCTCCGGAAGATTCTGCTTCGTGATTCCTTCGTCCATCTCCAAGATCTCAGGCCACAGCGTGCGTGCCTGCTTGACGCTTAGGCAAGGAACGACAAACTCTTGCCCACCCAAAACAACTCGATTCCCCTCAAACTTAATTTGTTCGACCAGTTTTTCTTCCGACATCCGAACCCTGACCTTTCTTTTTAAAGTTCCGCGTTTGATGGATGCGCGGCCCCCGGTTTTAATCTTTAGAACAGATCGGCCATCAACGCGCCGATCACGTTCGAAGCATCCGCGTTCGCGCCGCCGTCAAAGTCCATGATCCAGAAGTCTTCGAGCTTCGTCGGAATCGAAATTGATCCCAGCGTCACGTCGTTTAGCTCCAGGGCCAAGTACTTGTTCCTGAACCTGTTGTACAGAAACATCGTCAGCTCCGGAGCGTAGCCCATGAGCTGGTTGTTCAACGGGATGGTCACGCCCGAGTTCACGAAGTAGGTGTACGAGATCTTGACCGCCGTCCCGTTGTCCGCCGAGGCGAACGTATACACGCCGGTGGTCAGGTTCACCGAGTACTGCCCGGAGATAAGCCCCGCCGTATTCGCGTTGTATGTGAAGTTCTGCCCTGTGAGCTTGTTGATGACGCCCCAGTCTTCGACGATCGGGGTGTTGGTCACGGTGGCTGCCGTCGCGTTAACCGTGTGCAGTTCGCCGTCCACGATCAAGTTGTATCCCGCCGTCTCGGTCTGCGCGAAGTACAGCTGGTTTAGCAAGCGGATGTCGAACACCGCGAGCTTTCCCTTGAGGTTGACTTCCAGCTTACCGCGTGCCGTCGCGACCGGCATCTGGTACTGACCGAAAAGTTTCTTCAGGTCGCCCTTGAAGTCAACGCTGGCTTCCTGCAGGATGCCGAATTTCAAAGGTGTCGGCAGCGCAGGCAGATTTCCAAGCGTCGGCTTTCCGAAGAGCACGCCTGTCCCGAACTGAATGTTCATTTCTCTTCCTCCTCAAATTGCTGCCTGCCGACCAGGAAGGCCACCAAAAATTTTTATCCTACGTCTCCCGCTAACATATAAATAGGGATTGAAATGACCGCTTGCTCGCTCGCCGTCGACACGATCACTTCGCCCTCAATCCAACAGTGATAAACTAATCCTCCTAGCGTTTGCTTACCATAAGGTGGGTCAACGTCTGCATACAGCGCGTTCACAAACCCCCAAAGCAAGTTGAACCCGCTCGTCTGCGGCAATACACTGGGCGGCATCGCCGAGTCGGTCCGAAGGTAAATCAACAGCACGGCGGTAAACGTCCACTTCGCGAGCGCAAAATTTTTCTCTTCCGTGTGCAGTGGACCAGGCACTAAGAACATAGCCGGTTGCGAACCAGCCGGCACCTCGTCGGGCGGAATCAAGACACGCCGCGCCTGCTGAATCTTCAGCCCACCCGGAAACGTCGCCGTCTGAAGCTGAGCAAACAACGCGGCGTACACCGTCTCGACGTAAGAAGGGTCAAAGAAAGAAGTGGCCGGCATCACGCCACCTCCCTGGCGAGCGTCGCGCGCAGCCGCTCGAGAATCGTTTCGCGCATCTCAGCCAGCGAAGTGCTCATGAATGGTCGCGGCGGCAGCGGCGGGTGAACGACGTGACGCACTACGATCCCACCGAGCTGGCCGAACTCCCCGATCTTCGACGGGCGATGCGATCCGCGTCGCTTCCCCAGCTTAAACGTAAGCGACCGGCCCTGCGTCGACAACGCGCCAGCGCCGAGCGAGCCGCCCGGAAAGAAGGCCAAGGCACGCTTATCAGATTTCCCGGTAACGATTCCGGGGAAGATGTCGTAAGTCCGTGTGCCGCCCTTCTCCTGCACGGCTGGGTAGATCGAAGCGAGGCCGCCGCCTGCCGTCACGCGGCCTACCAACCGGTTGCCAATCTCCTTCGTCGCTTCCCGGTGGACCGAACCCAGCAGCCCTCCGCCACCACGACGTGTCTGCAGGACCTCGCCGGAAAGCTTCTGCTGGATGCGACGTTCGAGCTCGAGCATCAGCCGGTCCATCTCGACCATCATCGCTTCGCGAATCTTCACGCGGCGAGTCGTAAGAGCTTTCTGAACTCTCTCGTCCGTTGACTTAAAAGATATGTTGATCATGAGATTGACGCCAGTCGCTTGTAGTATTCGAAGACGCAAGCGTACTCCGGCGGCCACTCCCAACTTTGATATGATGTTGTCGAAGATGAGGTGCCGGCGTTCACGCCTCTGGTCTTTTGATCTTGCCATGCCTTCCGCTTGTAGTTAATCGCGACCACGCAGCGAACGGCGTACTCGAGGTCCGACGGCGCGGCATTCACGTCGTAGGTAACCGCAACCTGCTGCCCCTCGTCGGCGACGTTGAAAACATAAAGCCCTTCAGACACCGCGTACTGTCCCGGCCCCGGCGTGTTGTCAACCTGCTCCAGCGGAAGCAACGTCGGATAGTACAACACGCCACCGTCCGCTACCCACGGCGCACGCTGAAGTGAAATTGTCTGCGCCAAGATGGTGTCGATCTCATTCGTGACCGTCTGCGGATCGTAGCCCACGTCAAGGCTAAGCAGAATGTTTCCAACTCCACGGGGGAATGCTGGGCCCTTCGTCGTGCCGCCGTAGGTGCTGTAGTTCGGGTAAGGAAACGTAGTGAAGTTTCCCTGACCGCCGCGCAGCGCGATCGAGTGCCCACCAGCATCAACGTAAGCTCCCCAAACCGTCGGCCCGGTCGAGACCGGAATCGGCGCACCGTTCGCGCTGACGGACCGCAGCGCCTTGATTGGCCAGCTCCTGGTCGGCATCCGCTGGTTTCCGTTTCCGTCATACACTTCGTCGATGACCGTCACCACCGAGTTCAAGCTCGCTTGCCCCGTGTAGTTCAACAGGTGCTTCGAGAAGCCAGTAATCGCCGCTTGAATCTCGTCGTCATCAGCGATCGGGTCGATGCGATACGGGTCGTTGTTCAACCCGGCCTGCGCACGACGCTTCACGGCGTTCAGCCAAGTCAAATCGATGCTGTTCGGCGACATCAAGGAACCACCACCAGTCCGCTGGCCGTTGGCAAACTTTCGCCGCAGGCCTTGCTGAAAGCTGTCACGCGATACCCATAAGAAGTCGAGCGCGTGATGCGCGAGTCTTTCCAATAGTTAGACCGAACGCCAACCGTCGCTCGCAACAAGAAGTTGATCGAGTCACTGCTGCGGTAAACGTTAAATGATTGAACCGAACACGCAGCCAGCGGCGTCCCGGCCACCCACTGCACCGTGATGAACTTCGTTCCCTTTAACGTCACGGACACGAACGCTGGCGGCGTCGGCGTCGGGCCAATCGGCGGCACCGGCGGCGTCGGGATGCTAACGTTAGCGATGTTGGACAGCACGCTTTCGTGCCCTGCCCCGTCGAACGACGTGACCGCGTACCCATACGTCAACCCGTCGACTACCGTGGTGTCGTCGTAACTCGTCGTCACCGCGTCAACGGTAGCGAGAATTGAAAAGCCAGATCCGGTCGAGCGATAAATGTTTTGCCCGGTGATTCCTGGGCTCGTCGAGACGGTCCAATTCACCAAGACATCGTGAGCCCACGCTGTGTTCGGAAAAAGAAACAGCATCAACAAAAGTAAAATAGTACGAGGCGACCGCGCCGAGCGCTTCAGCCCTGCCGCCTCATCTCGCAGAGCAACGAGTCTGGTCGCTGCGAGCTGTTCACCCGCACCGCAACTACCTAATGGTGAGTTGCAAAACGTTGCTCCCCAAGCTCTTGTCATCTAATCTCTCCCGTCAAAGCTTGCGACGCTCGCAAGTCGGCGACGTAAGAATAAGTTCCCATGTGAGTGGTGCACATCCATGGACAGATCCAAATCTTAAACCCAAGAGCTTTACAGTCTTGGCAAAACCAGTAATCTTCGGAATCATACTGGCGAGTTTCCGGGTTTACCGCCGACTTGAAAAAGTCGTGAATCGCGCCGGGCATGTCGTACTCATCCGCCTTGCCGGAATCATACCAGCGATCGGGATAAGCTTCGACGAACTTCTCGAAGACGTTCTGGCGAATCATCATGATGCCCGTGCCGATGTGCTGCACCTCGACCGGCTCGGTCAGCGACATCTCGGTCGTGCCGGGCAACGGGTTAAACACGGGGAGGCCGCCGGCTCGCGCAATGTCCGCCGCCGAGTACTCGCGATGGTTCCGCGCGAACATGCGCTGCAGGCGCGGCCACGCAATCTGCTTCTTCGAGCACGGTGCCCCGACGATGTCCAGGTCGAGATCGAGCAGCCGCAGGATGTCCGTCGGCTCGAAGCCGATGTCCGCGTCAATGTACACTGCGTGCGTCAGGTCCAGCCGCTTCCGGTAAACATCGGCGAGCCGGTTCCGCGCTCGAGTCACGAGCGACTCGTTCACCGTGCTGATGAACGCGTGCTCCACTTCATTCTTAAGCAGCAGTTCCTTCAGCGTCAGGCACGCATTCCAATAATTGTTTAAGCACGCGCCGCCGTACATCGGCGTTAAGACGGCGAGGCTCTTTCCCTTCAAGCTCACGAAGCGACCTCCTGACTTAAGGTAAAGCGAGATACGTTGGCTTCGCCGGTCGGGTCGAGCACCAGCGTGGTCGTCGGCACCGTAATGTCCTTATACTCCGGGCACGAACACCCGACGATGATCGTCGGGCACGACAGAACTTCCTCGAGAGAGTGAGAGTGTGCGATGATCGGGTCGTGCGTCTTTACCACTCGCCCTCGCGACCGCAGGACCTGCGCCCACCAGCCGCCGGGTGACTCGTCGGCGATCGCCGCGCCGGGCTTATAAGCAAGCCCGAGAATCCCCACGTCGCCTCGGTCGGGGATTTCATCCAGCATCGATCGCAGCATTCGCCGATTCATCACGAC